CTGGTTCGGGAGCTGGTGCTGGTGCTGGTGCTGGTGCTGGTGCTGGTTCTTGTTCTTGTTCTTGTTCTTGTTCTTGTTCTTGTCCTTGTTCTGCTTCGGGTTCTTGTTCTTGTTCTTGTCCTTGTTCTGCTTCGGGTTCTTGTTCTTGTTCTTGTTCTGCTTCGGGTCCTTGTCTTACTTCGGGGTTGATAACATGTATGACTGCTTTTTTTTCGAAAACCACGTAAAATTGGCACTCCTCAGATTCAGCACATAATTCATGAACTTGATCATCATCGCTTATTTTTATAATTTTACTAGTTAATTTATTAAGCACCTTGAACTCTACATACCCTACATTTGTATTGCTAAAATCCTTTTTTATTATTTTTTTTTTTATTAAATCATTTTTTATTAAATCTCTAAGTTGGCCAAAAGTAGTGGTTTTCGGTATTTCTTCAACGAATTCATAATTTTTTGGAGCATTTTTATATAAAAAACGTGGGAGGAATTTTTCTGACATTATTCTTATTTATTATATATAATAAATACTACATTTTTTATTTAAGAATACTAGCGTCTTTATATATAGTTATAATTATGACAAAGCTCACAAAAAGTGGATATACTATCGTTAAATCAGATTACACTACAAAACGAATAAAAGAAATTAAAGATGAACTTTTCGTAAAACCATATACATTTAATAAAAATGCGAACAAAGATGTTGGTTTTCAAGTTTATATGGAAAGTCCTAAAAAACTTTATTTACCCCGTTTCTTCGGACTTACAAATTTTGGAACGCCCGATGTAGATAAAATTGTAGAGGGTGATGATGTTGAAAATCTAATTTTTAATGGAGATCTTAGAAGCGAACAAAAACCAATTGAAGAAATATATCTTAAAAACGCCCATGAAAAAGGCGGTGGTATCATATCTATTCGCTGTGGAGGTGGAAAAACAGTGTTAGCTTTACACATTTCTAGTGTTTTAAAAAAGAAAACCATTGTAGTTGTTCATAAAGATTTTTTAATGACTCAATGGAGAGATCGTATTCTTGAATTTTTACCTCAAGCAAAAATAGGTAAAATACAACAAGATACAGTTGATATCGAAGGAAAAGATATTGTTTTAGCAATGGTTCAAAGTTTATCTATGAAAGAATATGAGGAAGGAACATTTGATTCATTTGGTTTAGCTATCTTTGATGAATGTCATCATTTAGGGGCAGAAGTATTTTCGAAGTGTATGGCGAAAGTTGCTTCAAAATATATGCTTGGTTTATCAGCCACACCGAAACGTAAAGATGGTTTATCAAAGGTTTTTGAATGGTATATAGGCGATATAGTTTATCTTCAAGAAAAGAAAAATGAAGATTATGCTGAAGTTCAACTTATAGATTGTAATTTTGAAGATGAAAAGTATAATAAAGAAGAACTTAACTTTAGAAAAGAACCATGTATGCCTAAGATGATAAATAATATTTGTGAATATCTTCCAAGAACAGAACTATTGGTAGAGTTAACATTGAAATATAGAAAAGAAGGAAGGAATGTTCTTATATTAACTGATAGACGAGGACATTTAGAATTAATATATAAAATGTTAGAAGGTCAATCACGAGGATTTTATGTTGGTGGAATGAAACCCGATCAACTGAGGGATTCGCAAGAAAAAGATATTATATTGGCGACATTTTCAATGGCTGCTGAAGGAATGGATATACCAAAATTAGATACTGTTATTCTTGGTTCACCTAAATCAGACGTAGAACAATCTGTTGGACGTGTTTTTAGAAAGAAAGCATGTGATAGAGATTTTCATCCTTTAATCATAGATTTACAGGACAATTTTTCTATGTTTCAAAAACAATGTGATAAACGTTTAGCACTCTATAAAAAAATGAACTTTTCAATTTTTCATAATGGAGAAGAAATAAAAAAAAGAAAACCTCGGAAAGAAAAAAAAGTAAAGGTTCAAGAATTTTGTCTTATGGATGATGATTAAAAACCGATTTAAAGTAATAAATATATGAATAATATTAATAATGAACCCATACGAAAAAATACCTCCTGCTGAAATACAGTTTTTTAAAGAAAAAGTTCAGAGATGGGTAAAAATAGATAATCAAATAATGGAGCTAGAAGCTCAATTGAGAGAGCTAAAGAAAGTAAGGTCTAAGGAGCTTGAACCTCAGATAACTGTCTTCATGACACAAAACAATATAAGTGACTTGAATACAGAGAATGGAAAGCTTCGCTGTAAAGAGAAGAGGACAAAGCAGGCTCTCAATAAGAACAACATACGTCTTAATCTCTCAAAGTATCTTTCAGAGGATAAAGTAGATTCTGCTATCACTGATATGTGGAACAATCGTGAAGAGAAAGTCACATATCAGATTCAAAAGATAAAAAACTAAGAAATTTGAAACTTTACTTTAAAGAAAGTAAAACAAACAAGGTCTTTCACAGGACCCTATCATGGATGTCCTCCCACATTCAACAGAGATTTTTGAAGGAGAAAACTGGACTGGAAGCAAACGAGAACAAGATGTGAAGATAAGGATTGAAGTTGAAGATACTGTAAAAGATCTCATTAGAGAAGTACAAGACATCCTATACCGCGAGATCTGTTCTGAGCATGCAGCATGTGAAGAAAATCTGACCGCGTTACTTGCCGAGACGGGAGAGAGAGTTACCGGAACTTGCTCACATTGTCATACAGACTACTATATGGTGGAGGAAAGGTGCTCGGACACCTACGAAATTCCACCAGACTACCTGAGTATAAGTTGGGGTGGAGAAGTCTTGTGTCAATCATGTCAGTGCGATGGTAAGAAGTGTGAGTGCTGTGGCGTAGCAGAGAAGCTTGTGAAGACTCACTGTGACAGGAATGCAAACTTCTCTTTGATAGAGAACACTTTCCCTCCACAGTATCTCTGTGTAGAATGTTCAGAAGCGGATGATGAACTTTTCACACAGACATGGACCCCCGAAGAACTAAATCAAGGGTTCCTTGAATCAGAGTATGACCAAACATACAGAGGAGAATATGAGATAGACACAGAAGGAGACCAGACTTTGGTAGATGATGAAGAAACTAAGACAACAAAAGAAATGATGAAAGAGGTGATGGACGAAATGTTTGAAGTATCAACTGATATTCCAGAGAACACCTACATGAAAATAGTCAACAAGATGAAAGAGGTTTATGAACGTCTTTAGAAGTATCGCCTTTATCATAAAAAATAACATTGTTCTTATAGTAAAGATAAATGGAACTTACATAGACACCATGAAAAGAAGAATACAAAAATATATCTTTTATTATTTTTTTCATTTTTTTTATACTATATTTTTTTTATCAAAAGGAACCGACATAAATATTTTCATATTCTTTTCTAAGGATGTTACATTCTTCTATATATTCTCCTTCATTAATTTCTCCATTTTCAAGTTTATCTTCAAGAACATCTAAGTCTTTTAGAACCTCCATTTTGTAAATGACCATACATGTTTCACCTAGTGGTCCTCCATCGTGTTCTTCAAGAAGAATTATGAAATGTGGACAAAATCCCTCAAGTTCGTAAAGGTCCCATCTATATTTTCTTAATTTACCCCAATTTTCATCATGAGTTTTATTTTTATCATATATTTCGCTAACTCTTACATAATCTATTGGAGGTAATTTGTATAGTTCTTCAACTATTCTAGTATTATCATAAATACACTTCCCACATTGACCATCTTCGTATAATCTATCAATATTAGAGTCTAGAAAGTATAGAGTTATCATAAATCCTTTTTTTCTCATATAATCACACCATTTAAGAGGAGGATAATCCATTGAATGAAAATCTAATTGTATAGGATAATATATAGAATGCTTATTGAACACTAACCAACTATCGTGTGTTTCAACATCTGAACTACATCCCCAATGTTTATTTATAGTATTTAAATTATAGTCGTCTAAAGGATATGTTGATTTTAAGATATCATCTGTCATACATACATTTTCATGATACACATCATTTAGATTATTGTCATATAATTTAAATATGTTTTTTCTAAATTTCATCCATATATCCCACATTTCTTGTTTTTTAGCAATTGTCATAGAAGTTCTATCCCCTAGACTAATAATCATCCTACAACTGTAAAAGCTGGGTTCGATAGTAATCATTTTAAAAGATATATTATAATACTAATTAACTATCAAATTTATTTAAACTTTTAAGATAATATAATATAAAACAATTATAAAATGGAATCACATATAATAGATTATTATAATGAACAACCTTATTCAGTTAATGTTATAGATAAGATGAATGATGAATTAAAAAAACTACAGAAAAAATATGATGAATTATATAAGATTGTAAATCCTCCCGAGGAATTACAATCTCTGATAATGCAATCAATGAGAACCGATTATGATTTGGCAAAATTGTTATTTTACTTATATGGTGATAAGTTTAAATGTACATCTATAAAAAAAAACGAATGGTTCTTTTATGATGAAGAAATTGAGAAATGGCGTTTATCAGATGATGGAATTGAATTAAGATATCTTTTAAATACAGAAATACATTTTTTATTTAAACAAAAGTCTGATTATTTTGTAAAAAAGTATGAGGAGAATATTGGGAATAATGAATGGTTTGATGATGCCGAATTTATCTTTGGATTGGACTTTTTAAAATTATATATGAAATTAAAAAAACCTAATTTTAAGAAAAAAATAATGAAAGAATGTAAGGAATTATTTTATGAAAAAGATTTTATTCTAAATAACATTAATGATATTGAAAATTTATCTGAATATAAAAAATATGATCCATATGGTATAATTTTTAATGGAAAGCCTCCCTGAATTGTAAAAATAATTATAACTACTTAAAAATTATATAATTTATATTATAAAATGGGAATAACTATAGGAGACAATATTGAACTATCAAATGGTCTTAGTGTGACAAATGCGTATGGATCAATTGCTTATGAAACGGTAACTCTTACAAAAGAAAGATTGTATGATACCACTATTACTGAAAATGGAGAAGAAAATGTTAACTACACATATCGTTTTTCTTTAAGGGGGAGAGGTGTTATTTGGGTATCAAAAGATGTTAGGAATCAAAATAAACCCAAATTAAAGCATGAAAATATTCAAATCCATTATGATGATGATACATTTTTATCACAAAATATTTATACTCTTCTTTACAATGAATGGAAGAAAAAATACACAACAGTTACAGATGATGTCTAAATTATCTTTCGCAACGTGGATTACAATTGTTTATCATATAACGAAGTTCTTCGCAATCATCAAATTCACGAAGTTCATTTTCACTCATTCTATTTCTAACCACCCATACATCTTCACCTTTCTTTTTTAAGTGTACAAGATTAAATATTGCATTATTTCTAAGTGGATATTCAAAAATACTCTTTAGAAATTCTACTTCTTTTTTAAGTCTCATATTTTCATCAATAAGTTGATGATACTCTTCATTCATCTTTTCTATAACATTTATGTTTTGAGGGAAAGTATTGTAGTAGTCAATAATGTTTTGTTCTGTCATATTTGACCTTTTTACTATTATTTTGTTTTATTTTCAAATTTAGTATGTATTTTGTTTAGAATATAAATATTTAACTAGATAGATGACAATAGTATTATATTTAATGGAATATCTAAAGCCTTATACTGATCAACAAGTAATAACAACTTCGATAACATTATTATTTGGTGTAATATTTACGAGAAAACTGTATAAAAAAAAATTACTAAAAGAGATAGAAACCGAAAAACTAAAGCAAATTGAAATAGATTATTTAAAAAATGAAATTATCTTTTTAAGAAAAGAAAATGATAAATTAAATTCAGAAAATGAAAAAGAAACAATCAACAATGAAAAATTACTCAAACAATATATGGATGTTTGTTCAAAGTTATCTGAAAAAGAAAAAATATTAGAATACTCTAACAGAAAATTAGAAGAATATTATAGAAATAAAATTAAAGATAAGCGTATAAAAAAAATAGATGAATATGGAATAGGGCCTTTAAGATATAAAAGTAAATGTGGGGAGATATACTACCATGGAATGGGTCACTTAGAAAAAAGATATATGTGGTGGAAATCTAACATGAATCGCAAAGTGATTGAATATAAAAATAAAGAAAAAGATTTAAAGTTCCCTGATTTTGAAACACATGATATAGAATCATTTTGTAATAATTGTGAATATTGTGAAGAAATGAATAAAAAAAATTATTGTCAAGAAATAAATCGGAATAAATTTTATTATGAATGTAAAGGTCATAAAATAAATGTTGAATAATAGTAAATGGAAAAGATTTCATGTGTTGTGGGAATAACTTTACTCCTTTCAAGTATAATTATGTCTATACTAAATTTAAATAAAGATAAATTCAACAACTTTGTAGAATTGTTAAATTCAGAACAAAAAAAGATATATGAAGGAATAATTATTGAACGTGTTACTATTTATAACGTTGGTATGGTTTTAGGATTAATAGCTGGTTACTTGTATTACATTTATAATAAAAAAGACAATTATTTATTCTGTAAAATTATTGCTATTATGAGTCTTGTTAAAATGGGTGTATATTATTTATATCCAAAGAAACCACTTATGATAAATTCTTTGACAGATGAAAAACAAGTTCAAGCATGGGCCGATATTTACACGACAATGAAAGGTAGATGGAAACAATCTATGATCTTAGGATTCATAGGATATCTTTTCATATCTTATTCAATGAAATAATCTAGTAAACTATCTATTGGACATGGACCTATTCTCATTATAATTTCATGAAAGTCTTTTATGTCTCCTCCTTTTTCTAAATAATTATCTCTCAAATATAAGATAGTTTTTTCACCAATCTTATATGTAAGTGCTTGACCTGGATTATCAATATATCTTAATAATGCTCGGTGAATTGCTTGATCTGAACTATTTAAGTGTTCTTTCATAAACTGAAAACATTTATCATATCCCCAACCGAAATAATGTAATGCGGTATCAATTACCAAACGTATTGATCTTAGCATATCATATTTCAATCTAAAATATTTCCTTTTTGGATCTTTATAATCTCCTAAACTTTCACAGTATAAACCCCAACCTTCTGAATAATTATCATAATGATTTGTTTTAAAAAAATCACCAACATCTCTATTAATGTGATAGTTATTTTCATAATGATGTCCAGGTATACCTTCATGTAGTGTTAAAACATAAAGTTCATTGCGATTGATTAGTTCGGGGTTAAATGTATTAATATAAAATGTTCCTTTCTTTTTGAGTTTTAAATCGGATGAAAAATAAAATGCGAAATGACTTTTATCTTCTGTCCTTACAGATTTTACAGGATAATCATCTTTTTTAGTTATATTCCCATGAAAGTATTTTGAATATGTATTTTTTATAATTTCATCTTTTATCTTATCTATATCTTTAAATATTTCTTTTTTATCATTGTAATAGTCTGATTTTTCACCATTTATATATTCGTCTATATCTCCTTTACCAATATCTTTTTCTAATTTCTTTTTTTCTTTTTTAATACGTTCTATTTCATTCATTCCTAAATTGAATAAACGTTGAGGTGTTAACTCTCTCAATGTTTCTAGTTTAGAAATAAATTTATATTCTTGTTTACCACCTTTATATTGATGTAAACCACATTTCTTTGATGCCTTTGGTAAATATTCATCTATTAAAAAATCATTTAATTTCTTAAGATTACTTACAAGATATTTTTCAACCGAATAGTTCCATTCTTTCTTAGATATTTTTATTTCTTTTGTATGGGTGTATGATTTTTCCTTTAAAATATCATTTATATTATCGATCATTTTAGAAACTATTTTTTCGTATAAAACTACCTTATCACGTATTCCATATCTCATCTTTTTGATAGCTTCATCAACAATACTATTGAGAGATTTTAAACGTTTTAAAAAATTTTCATAATCTTTTTTATTATCAAAACTATAACTTCCTTCTCCTGAACAATCGCCTACATAATCTAATAATATATTATTTCTTAGACTAATAGGCATATAGTAATATATTAAATAATCTTCTTCAAGATGTATTGATGATTCTAAATCATTTTTAAATATTTCTTCATAGAAAGATAATATTTTTTTACTTTCTAGTCTTTTAAAAAATTTTTTATTTATATCATTTAAATTTTTATAGTATTCTTCAGAATAAATATTAGGTTGTATATGATTTTTATCATTCCATTCATCTCTCATAAAAAAATCATTGATAGTTGGATTTATATTATGTATCTCAACTAAATATTCTTCAAAAATAGGATCATTCATTTACTATATATTATATTTTATATATCATCTATATCAACACCATCATCAATAAATTCTTCTATTACTTCTTTATTCTCTTCTTTATTCTCTTCGTCATCATCAGGCATTCCCATATCAAAATCAATACCATCATCTTCATTATCATAAGGATTATCTTCGTCAAGACGGAATGATTCTGGAATTTCTTTTTCAGATTTTAATCTCTTCGCGTGACTATCTTCATACGAGTCAATAATATCACATACATTATCTTGCCAATCACGGATGGAAACAAGAACAAGTTGTCCTTGATTGATAAATTTCCTTTTTCTCATAGTTCCGCATAAGATTGCTGCCCTTGTTTTACCATCACAACATTCTACTTCAAAACGACAATTTCCCTTACATCTTGTAATTTTAGCATATTCTTGACCTTCTTCTTTGAGTCTTAGAGACTTGTTTTCAGAGGCGTAGTTTTTATTTCTCTTGTGTTTCTTTCCTCCTTTAACGTTCCCTTTAGGCATAAAAAAAATATATATATCTAAATATAATACTCATCTTTATTTTAAATAGTTAGTTTATGATTTGTAGAAATGTAGTGTTGCCTTCTCTAAGGAGATAGGGAATCCAATCTTCTGTCAACTCTTCACCACTATCTCCTTCAAAGAGTATAAAGTCCCCCAGAGCTTCTACAACTTCTTCTGTAAATGAGCTAAATGTCAACGAAGGATCAAAGTTACAGTTCTTGAGAGTATCTATGGATTCACTTACTTTCATAGGTCTCACTCCTCGTCCATTGTTTATTCGTAAAAATCCCTTCCTAAAGAAACCAATGCGTTTCATTGTCATTTTATATGCTCTCCATGTATTTGCCCCGTAGGGTAGTGGGAAATCTACGGGTATAGAGGACATTTGATGAAACTTTTTCTTTTTGTGAAGATTATTCACTGCGTCCCATTTTTTTTTTGAGTTTGTCCTGAGATTTTCATGAAATTCTTGATGCTGAGGATCAGTAATGTAGAGGTTTTTAGATATACGTGCTATAGTGAATGAAAGATAGGGGTCATCTAATATCTGGAGAAGATATAGGTATATATATTCCGTACTCGCAGGAACACACACTTTCCAAGTTTTCATCGTAAAAGACTTTTATAATCTTTTTATAATCTTTTTATAATCTTTCTTAAAAAATTTATTCAAATTTAAAATTCTTCATATAGATTCGCAGGAACGTGTGTATACCCTTTAGAGAAACTTACCATACATCTATGTCTTCCGTCAAGAACTGTGAAAAATTCGGTTTTTTTAAATCGCTTTAGCTTTACAGGATCCATTTCTTTTCCTGCATCGAAATCAGCATCAACTTTATCCCATTTGTAAAGGTTTGTTTCTACACCATTATTTAATGTTTTAACTTTTTTGTCTAATAGTATTTCATGACATTTTTGTTTTCCCATAGATTTCATCCCAGGGTCAAGAACAATTCTTTCTAATGGAATATATTTATAATTTTCATTTTTCTCACCATTTTCTTTTAATAGAGCAACTGGATAATGAACCTTTTCTTCCATTTTAAATATTTTATATTATTATTTTTAAATTAATTTATGTATATTATATTATATTATATTATAATGTCGGGAAAAGATGAATTTAGAAAACTTTTACATTCAAATAAATTATCTGTAGAAGATATATTTAGCGTATTGAATGTAGAATTTAGAGATGAATTGGCAGTTTTACATATGAAAAATATTGGTGAAGAAAATTCAAAAGAACTATATGAATTTGTTTATCCAAAATCAATATCTAGTTCACGTTCACGTTCAAGTTCACGTTCAAGTTCACGTTCAAGTTCACGTTCAAGTTCAAAAAAGAAGAAAAAAAAGAAAACAAAGAAAACTAAAAGATAATTAATTTATTTTAGCAACTGGATAATGAACATTTTCTTCCATTTTAAATTTGAATATTATATACAATTGTATATAATATCAAACCTACAATATGACTTCATATCTCTTAATTACTGAGTCACCTGCGAAAGCCAAGAAAATTCAAGGGTTTCTAAGTTCAAATTACAAAGTCCTTTCATCATGCGGACATATTCGTGATTTAGAAAAAAAGAAAACAAAACAATATGGAGATCCAAATGGTTTTGGAATTGATGTTGAAAATAATTTTAAACCTAAATATGTTGTAATGTCAGATAAACGTGATGTTGTTAAAAATCTAAAATCAGGTTCAGTTGATAGAGAAGTTATCTTTGCGGCTGACGATGATAGGGAAGGGGAAGCAATAGCGTGGCATACTGCAAATGTTTTAAAATCTTCTGTGAAAAAAGATAATCGTATTGTTTTCAGAGAAATATCAAAAAAAGCAATTCTAGATGCTTTAAAAAATCCTCGTAAGATTAATATGGATGAAGTTAATTCACAACAAGCACGGCGAATAATTGATCGTTTAATAGGTTTTAAACTTTCCCCTTGTTTGTGGAAAAATATAAAAACAACTGAAAAGGGGTTATCTGCTGGTAGGGTTCAAAGTGCTTTACTAAATTTGCTTGAAAAGAGAGATGATTATATTCGTAATTACAAACCTAAAAAAGTTTTCACAATAGAAGGTGATTTTAAAGAACTGGATAAAAATATATCATTTACAAAAACGAGTGAAATAGATGCTGAAGATTTATTTGAAAACTTTGCTCAAGATAGACTATTCAAAAAATCTAATGTAGAAGAAAAAAAATCCAAAGATTATCCTGATAAACCATTTATTACATCGACACTCCAACAAACGGCATCAAGATCTCTAGGCTTTTCAATCAAACAAACTATGAATATAGCTCAAAAACTTTATGAAAGCGGACATATTACATATATGAGAACAGACTCTATGTATATTTCAGATGAATTTTCGGCGAAAGTAAAAAAATTTATATGTGATAATTTCAATGAAAAAGATTATTCTAAACCATGCGTCAAGAAAGTAAAGGGGGCCCAAGAAGCACATGAAGCTATCAGGGTTACAAGTATGACAAAACCAGATGATCTTGAACCAATTGATAGAAAACTATACAATCTTATCTATGATAGAACAGTAACTTCTCACATGAAGCCAAGTGAGAATTTAATTTATAAGGTAACAATTATTAATGACTGGATCAAAGACGATGGATATTTTACAGCATCACATAAAAGGATTATTTATCCAGGTTTTAAAATATACTTTAATAAAGACATTAAGAATGAAGATAAACCTGAAATTGTAGATGAATATCATTTAGAAACGGCTATATCAACGGAAAAATATGAGAACATACCACAATATTATGATGAAAGTTCAATTGTTAGTCTTTTAGAAAAAACAGGTATTGGAAGACCATCTACATATTCAACAATAGTCAGTACTCTAGATAATCGCAAATACACTGAAAAACGAGATTATAAAGAAGAAGATAAATGTGTAAAAACGATTACATTAACATTAGATGATGAAATGATTGAAGAAGAAAAAAAGGTAAAAGGCAATGTTCAAAAAAAGAGAATATTAATTACACCTTTGGGAATAAAAGTATTAGAATATCTTAGAGAAAACTTTATGAATATTATACATGAGAGATTCACCTCGGAAGTTGAAAGTGATTTAGACCTTATAGCAAATGGAAAATTAGAGTTTGTTGATGTAATAAGGAAAGTTTATGAATCATTTATACATATAGTGGATAGTCAAATGAAAAATACAAGTCGAAATGTAAGCGATATGCCTATGATAGGTAAAATAAAGGGGAAAGAAATATTTATGGGAGATGGTAAATTTGGTCCTTATATGAAAATAAGTGGAAAAACTGTAAAAAACTTGAATATATCAAATTATCTTAAATTGGTAAATAAACGTGTGGAAGATTTCACAATAAAAGACGCAGAAAAAGTAATGTCATATCCAAAAAAAATAAATGATAGTATTTATATATTCTTGGGACCACATGGATATTACATGAAATATAATGGAACAATATTTACCATTGAACAAAGACATGATGGCGAATATACTGAAGAATATTGTATGAGTTTAGTTTAATTATTTATCAGTAATGAATCTTGGAGCAATATCCATACATTGAAGTTCTTGCATAAGAAGCTTACATGAATAGGGAATATAAATCTTCTTAAATTTTTTGTAGTTTTTACAATGTTTACACTCATACATATTAGTCTTAGGATCTGAAATAGCTTGCATATTACATTCACTACAGATAAAGATACTGTATTTGTCTGAAACATCCATCATTCTTTCTTTAAGGAAATTGGCTGTACCATGAGCTATCATACAATCCCTTTCCATTTCTCCAAAACGCAGACCACCGTGTGAAGATCTACCTTCAGCAGGTTGACGTGTCATTGTAACAATAGGTCCACTTGAACGACTATGAATCTTATCGCCAGACATATGTTTGAGACGTTGATAATATGTGGGACCAATAAATATTTTTGTTTTTAGTTGTTCTCCATTGAAACCACTGTAAAGTATTTCATTACCATGTTTTTCATGACCAGCATTTTCTAGCATTTGTTCAATAGTTTTTACAGAAATACGATCAAATGCTGTGCCACTACCAATATTTCCAGTTTCACAACATGTTTTACCAAGAATACATTCAATAAGTTGAGCAATTGTCATTCTGCTGGGAATAGCATGAGGATTGATAATGATGTCTGGAATAATACCATTTGATGAAAATGGCATATCTTCAGAATTATATATCATTCCAATAGTTCCTTTTTGTCCATGCCGAGAAGAGAACTTATCCCCAATTTCAGGATGTCGGAAACTTCTGATACGTGTTTTACATATATTATAACCATCGCTATTTGTAGTAACATAGTTCTTATCTATATAACCATTTTCATTTCTCCTTAGACACATACTACTATCCTTGTAATCATAGTTCCCACTATCCTTAATAGGGACTACTTTTCCGATCAAGATGTCATTTTCATCAACATATGTATCTTTGTCTATGAAACCATTCTTATTCAACTTTTCATAATTACATGGTTTTGGGAAGAGTAGTCTTGATTTCTCTGGTTTACAGAATTTTTCTTCTTCCCCAGAAAGTTGATTTTTCTTTTCTTCATCTTTGTATGTTCTGTAGAATGTTGATGAAAACAGTCCGCGATCAATAGAAGACTTATTGAATATAATTGAATCTTCCTGATTATATCCACTATAAGTAGCGATCGCTACAATAACATTGATACCATTAGGTAATTTATCCGCATTCAAAAACTTCATCATCTTTGTATCAATTAGAGGTCTTTGTGGATAAGACAATACATGACTAAATGTATCATACCTTTTATTGTAATTTGTACAGTATACACCAACAGCTTGCTTACCCATAGCAGACTGATATGTGTTTCTAGGAGATTGATTGTGATGTGGGAAAGGAATACAAGATGCGAGAGCACCTAGTATTAAAGATGGATGTATTTCACAATGTGTTGATCTTTTTTCAATATGATTTTCTTTATTATCCATAGAGATAATACAATTGTTTGTTTCGTGGGGATCTATGTATTCAATACAATAATTTTCACCTCCTTTAATAGTTGATGTAAGATCCAACCATTCTATCTTTTTTTCTACAAGTTTATCTTGTATAGATTTTGTAAAAAGTGTCTTTCCATCTTGAATAACAAGGAGTGGACGAAGTGGTCTTCCACTATCTGAAAATACATAGATAGATTGTTCTTTAATGTTCCAATTGACAGAAGTATGAATATTTATACTACCATTCTTCCTTTGAATTTTGATGAAACTTACTAGATTTTTAGGATCTTTTGTAAAACCTAACCAGTCACCATTAATGAATACTTTTACATACTCTAATTTGTTGAATTCATAAACATTTATCTCTCCGAATGGTATGATGTAATTATTACTATAATATCTTACTGGTTCAGATGTTTCTGTGATAGAAATTTCGCAATTCATAGCTAAATTTTTAACAACGCCAACTGCTTGACCTTCGGGTGTTTCTGTGGGACATACGTAACCCCATGATGTTCCATGTAATTTTCTTGGAGGAATAAGCTTACCAGTATTATCTGTTGGTGTTTGAACCCTTCTTAAGTGAGATAGTGTGCTAATAAAAGTGAGTCTGTTTAAAACTTGTGATACACCTTGCTTACTAGCATTGACCTTCATACCCCAATTTCCAGTGGCAAGAGCACCTTTTAGAATATTTTCAATATAAGATGGTTTAATAATTTTGTGAATATTAATTTCATTTACAATCTGATTGTATTGTTTGTTGAGATTCCATAAACCACTGTTAACTTCTTTTGTAATGAAATTTTTGATATCTTTTGTAATCTTATGAACACACTGATATGTTAGATTTCCAAGAAGGAAACCGGGTGTTTCAAATCTTTTATTGATATAACTATCCCTATCATCGTAAGGTATGATACCAAGATAACATTTGATTAGTTTATTTACCATAAGTCCGGTGAAATATATTTTCTTTTCAAAATCTTCACCAAGATGATTTAGAAACTCTTTTAAGATACAATCCTTTACATACTTTATTTTCTTTTCTTCATTTTGTGTATAGTAGCTGTTATTATTGATATACTTACTAATATATAAAATTGCTTCTGGTTCTGTCATTACTTCTCTAGATTCTTCTATCGAAGGTTTTAGAATCTTAAGAATATTTGTATCAATTGTTGAACCATTATTATCAATAATGTGGTATATTATTTCTTTATCTGATTCACAACCAAGTGCTCTCATGAGGATGAAAATCGGTATTTCTGTTTTCATGTGAGGTAGAAGTATCCTTATTTGATTACTATAAATGTCAGACTTATTTGTTATCTTTATTGAAGCAACCTTTGGAATTCCAAAACTATTTTCATTAAGAGATCTTGTTTCACAGATATGTGAATATTTTGAGTAATTTTTTGGGTTCTTGTATACTTGAATAAGGTTATTTGCGATTTTTTCTTGTGAGATAATTACTTTTTCATTTCCATTAATGATGAAATAGCCACCAACATCATATTTACATTCTTCTTCTCCACCCATTTGTTCTAAGATACAATACTTTGAGTTTACCATGATAGGTATCTTTCCAAAGAGAATATTTTCAATAGTTGTTTTTTCAAGTTCAATTGTTTCTCCATTTTCTTGAATCTTGATAAAAGAGTCAAAATTTACAGATATAGGTGCTATATATGTACTGTTTCTAATACGAGCCATATTTGGTGTCATGAGTTTTGAACAACCATTATTTTCAATAAGAAGTGGTTTACCAACACGAATGTTGTTGATATCTAGTTTAACTTCTTTTATTACACATGAATCGTCATGGAATGGGATAACAACCGGAAAGAATTGTGAGATAATTTGTGGAAATATAGTATCCACATAAAAGTTGTATGATTTTATCTGATGATCAACAATAGCATTTTTTTTGTTAAAGTATGTTTTTATGATATCGTCGGTGGACATACCTCTGGTATTATTTATTTATTGACTTTATTCTTAAATATAAATCAAATTTTAAAATATTTAAAAAAAAAGTATGGTGAGTATTAAAGATGAATTATTACAATTTATTGTATATACCATTTGGATTTTTCAGTATATTGTTTTATAAAATGGGAAAAGATTACATTGAAGTATCTTATCACGAAAAATGGAAGAAAAAAAAATAAATTAATTTATTTTTAAATCAAAATCTTTTAGATAATCAGTGCTTTCGAATAAATGTTCTTTTTTAATTTTGAGTTCGTCGTATTCATCGCGAAGAATATTCGCATATTTTAAACATGTCTTATATGTTTCGCAAATGTTGATTAAATTAAAAACTTGATTTTTAAAATAATTTTCTTTACCTTCATTCCTTAAATTGATACCATATTTTAATAAATTGTTACAAAGTTGATTATGGATAATAACACTTTGAAAAATAAAACTATCAATGAGATAATTATTTTTTCGCGAATCTTCTAGGATTAAATTTACTAAAAATAATGGATCATCATATACATATTTTTTTTCTACTTTTTTCATTTTGTAACTTACCGAATCAATAGACTCTAAGATAGATTCCAATGGTGACACTTTATTAATAAGATAATATAGGGCTTTCGCATAATTTTGCTTATTTTCAATTGGTGTTATCATTGATCTATCTACAAACATTGAATCATCTGGGGATAAGTATTCTGGTATTCTCCAACAAAACCCAAAATCATAGATTACCAATTGAATTTTATCATCTTTAACCCTTACTTTCCAATTTCCTTTATGTAAATCTCCATGCATAACACGATGCGTATGTTGATTATTTTTCACGAAAATTTTATTTAAGATAATCATTTTGTATTTCATGTAATCAGAAGCATCTATATCATCAAATACAATTCCTTCTTCATATGACATTATAAGGATGTTCCTTGAAAACTTATAAACTTTTGGTATAATAAATGTATCTTGATCTTTGTATATATCGTTAAAATAAAGGATGTTATTACCTTCATTAACCATATCAGTCTGAATCATAAAATCTCTTATAAAATCGCTCGTTTCAACGGGGAAATAGTAACGTATATAATGTTTTATTATTGGAGCATTGTAAAGAAACTTGAGTATATATTTCACGAGATATAGATTTGAATTGACATTTGGATGAATAACTTTCATAGCAAAATATCTATCATCATATTTAGACTTAATTTTATAAACTTGACCAATACTACCCGATGCTATCTCATCGATTATATCATAATCATAATCTATATTTCTTTTAAAATCTTTCTCGTATATCTTTTTAGTATGCTCTATTCCATGATAATCACAATTTTCATACACTTCTTCAAGATTATAGAACCATTTATGTTTAGGATTATCTTTTTGTATATCATAAATAGCTTCTAATTTTGGTAGTAACCACTGAACAAATTTAATAGTAATACAACCCGATTCTTTGATATTTTTAACGATTATTTTGAAAATTGTTTCTGACTTTTCTTTTTGAAAATAATAAATCCCCGACCATACTAATAATTTTGTATAATTAATTATACTAGTCATTTTATTTATAGATTATTCTTTTTTTTGATTTGAAACTTATTTAAATATAAAAAATATACTTTATATAAAAATATGGCTACAACTGAAACTCTTATTCGTGATTTAATTATGTTTTACGTAAAAGAAAACTACAATCAATATCTAACTGATAATTCCATAACCTCAATTCCAGAAATAGATTTAGATATGGTAATAAGTAAATTATATTCGGAAAGAAAAGAACATCTGAAAAGTTTCATTAAAGAATCTCTAAAGAAAATAATGAAAGAAGATTATATTGGTGATATTGTCCTTAATAATATTTTAATTGATATTTTTCGAGATGATGATCTATGTAAAAATAGAATTAGAATGGAAATTGTAGAATATCAAAAAAATATTAGATCTTAAATTTATTATATTATATTATATTAGATATGAATAGTGTTATCACAAGAGGATTAGAAAAAAACAATATTAAAAAGAAAAAAAGTCCAAAGAAAAATTCTTTAAAAAATGAATATTCTGAATTTTTGAAAAAAAGAAAAGGGAAATCTCCTTCAAAAATATCTTCAAGGAGAGGATCAATGAAAAAAAAGATAAATATTGTTGAGAATAAAAAAAATCCAATTTTTATTAAAACAAACAATCAAAAAAAATCACCAAAAAAAAATATTTCTCCTAAGAAAACATTAAATCCCGAACCTAAAAAAACGGAACCTAAAAAAACGGAACCTAAAAAAACGGAACCT